TCCTTCTGAGATAAGGTTGTCTTATCCTCCTCTGCTCCGTCGCCTCTTGAGAGGTAGGATTGTGGTACTTTAAGTGCAGAGAACAGCTTGTCTCGCAAGTATTTGACGTCATCGATATCACCGGTGTAGGTTCCTCCTGGGAGGGTTTCAACTCGTGAGGACTGTCCTCCGCGAATAGGAATGAAATAGTCTTCGTCAATACTCATTGGGTTGTAGCGCAGGTCGACGCGCCCTGTACTTGGATCAATAACTTGGTTCCTCTTCATCTGTGTAACAACGCTCTGCATATGTTGATCAACATCTTCCACAGAAATGTTACCGACGTCAATGTAGAAAACGCGGCGTTCGGGTGAACGCACAATTCGGTATGCCATCATGGCGTCTTCTAGGAGTAGCAACTGTCTCCAGATTCTTCTAGCCGGCTCTAGGACCGACGTACCGTAGGGTGCATACTTATCGTTCCCTAGAATACGAAAATGACCAACCTGCCAATTCTCAAACGTGAGTCCGCCAGAATTCCACTGGAACTGGACATAGTTTGGGTTAGCAGGGTCTTCGCCTTCTAGTCTCTCGATCTCACCAGTTGGCAATCCGATCACGTTTTGAATACCCTTGGACTCATCAATATCGAGATAAAGGAAATAATCACCGTTCTTGCACATAGAACGGCACCAACCGAAAAGATTGAAATCTAAATTCAAGATGTTATGGTATAAGGTGTCTAAAAGCGATTTAATCTCTTCATTGTGGCAGTCAATCGTCAACAAGGGATTGAGCGTGGTAGAGGTTGTCATTTCATCAGCATAGATGTCAAGAGTTGATGCAATCTCTGGCGTATATTCCATCTGATCGAAATCAACGTAGCGATCTGCGCGGCTTTGATTTTTTAGGAAATTGCCTTGCATCCCAGAAAAGGGATTATACTCGGCCTTCTTAAATGATAAGCCGCCGGCGGACTGGAATCTGCTGCTATATTTGTCTAGCTGGACTCTTCTCAGTTGTCGTGGGTTCTGCCGCTTATATGTGGTCAGCGGACCTGATAGTAGCCTTGTTAACTTCCGGAATAGTTCGGAGTTAGCGTTCCTAGGGTTTTTCTTCTTGTCTGCCATTTATCTTTTATCCTTTATAAAGCCACGGGTATGGCGCAACTTTCTTGTGCTGGTCCTCTGCTTGCTTTCTTGTACGATCGTACCCTATCATCCCAGGAATTCTAGTATCGAGGGTAGTCTTTGATACTCTCATCGAGTTCAAGAAGGCTTTCTTATATTGTACCTCTCTTTTGTTCACAGTTAAAACAGTATCTTTCACCCAGCACGCAATTGCAATGCTCATAACGAGATCATCGTGATAACCACGCATGGCTTTTGCTCTTCCGTGATTCCAAATAAAAGTTTTTACCTCGCCAAGAAGCCTGGTGGAGTATAAATTAATAAACTTGTTTCTGATAAACTCTTCAAACTTAGCTATAATCAAAGGCTTTGTTTTTGTGGACGTAGTAAATCCAGCAATCGAATTAGATACGGCTGAAGCCTCAACCTGATCTAGATATTGATGGCTCCCCTTGGTGGAGTAGTAAAGGTTGGGATACTCTCTCTCAACCAGTTTGTCCAGTACGGTAAAGCCGACGGTCGCGTTCTCGACAACCACCATGCAGCTACCGAACTCTCTTCCTGTGGTGTCAATAATGTTGGCAAAAAGATCCGGAGTTAGTTTTCCACGATACTCTGCTACTTGTTCCATCGTCTCAATTTTTAGAATATGAAACGTTGAGTAGTCCTCGCCGTCGCCGCGGGCTACGTCGGCGGCTAACAGATATGTACTATCAGATTGATACTCTTCCCAGATCCAAAGGTTTCTATCAAACCCCGTCTTATATTTGGGTTCTTTGGTGTTCTCGAATAGCCACGCAACGTCATCTGGATGGATGACTGTTTCACCAGAAGTATTGAAATTGCACTCAAGCTCTTGGGCAATCTGCCGGCGAGACATGTTCTTTGTCTCCTCAGTGAACCACTCATCGTTACGATCGGGGTGAACATCCCACGCAAGCTTTGTTGGGAAGAAATCATTCTCCTCGGCCTCAGAAGCAATGTAAGTCTTATAAAACCAATTACCAACGCCGTTAGGGCTGGAGAGGGCAATGCAATTACCACCAGTAGATAGTGTGGGGTACAGGGCAGTCCAGATCTCATCGAGCCCTTCAACGTGGGCCGCCTCGTCAACGACAAGTAAAGACAAGGCTTCGGAACGACCAGCGTCTGCGCTGGTGGAAGAGGCTTTAATCTGAGAACCATTGGAAAGTTCGAACGAAGTTCTGTTGTCTATTGAAATGTCCGCAATTCTAATCCACGGAGGCAACTGTTTAATCATTGCCTTTACTTTCTTTACGAGGTTTGCTGCGGTGGCAAACTTAGTTGCCATGACAAGGATATTCTTATCACGATAGAAGATCATCATCCACACGATGTAGGCTGCTACAATCGTGGAGATACCTAGCTGACGTGCTTTCAGGATTATGTTGAAACGATGATCTACGAAAGTCTCTAGGAGTTCGTCCTGATATTCGTAGGTTTTGAATGGGATCAGACCATGCAGAGGGTGAGAGATCTTAGTGTAAGTATTGATAAAATATACAGGATCTTTACCGGATTTTATGATCTCCTTGGTAATCTCTTTTTTGGTTAGTTTGTAGCTCATTCATTTGAGTTGCGGTTTACCGAGGTTCGTCGTCTCTTTTCCCCTCAACGTTTTCTGCGTCTTTACTATCGGGGTAGGTAGTGTTGCCTATGTAGCCGGTGCCGGTAGCGCGTTTTCTGTTGCCATTCAGTCCGAGCCATTTTTTAACTGCGTCATCAAGTCGGTCTTCACTTGGTTGCTTCATCTCTACAACGTCGGGCATCCCCCCAATCTTATAGACCTTGGTAGCTTGAACCCAAGTTCTTAGACGAGAAATATTTTGAACAAGGATTTCAGCTTCACCAGCTTCAGTCAGAGAGAGAGAGTCACCGGTGGTCTTTTTATACTCCTTCTTAATGTAGGAGACCACATCACCAATTGTTGACTCAATCTCCGTCTCGAAACGATTCCTGTCGTGGACATCTTTAATCCTCATTTCTGAGTTGTACATCACTTTCAAGAAAGGTCCCTGGAACTGGACCTTGAACCCATCCATGACACGAGAGTCTATAATAGGGTTTCCCTCCTCTCGTTTAAGACCAATCTTAATTGGTTCACCTTCCTCATCCAGCGCACCATCGTATGTGTTTGCTACGACGCTGGAAATTCCTCTAACAATATCTAATACAGAAGCCATTATTTGTTCCTCTTGTTCCTTTTTTGATTTTCAGTATATCTCGTGGCTGCGCCGCCGCCTGTGAACACGTCAGGTTCTTCGCGATCCGAGGGAACCTTTGGCGGGAATTCAGACATCTCTTCAGACGACATCCCAGCCAGGATCCGCATCACTGCCCCCACGGCAGCATCGGTGCGTAAAGTGCCCAACAGTTTTTTCAAGGCCGCAGCATCAAGTCTAAGATCCTCGACCGAAACCGAAGAGGGCTCCACGTCCGAATCTCGAAATTCAGGAGGAGGCACGGCGAGCGCCTCTTTAAGAACGCTCTGCAGTTCTTCTTTAATGATTCGCAGTAATTGGTTTTTACTTATCTTCACTTTTTGGTCTCCATCCCGTCTTCCAACGTTCCTCGCGTCCCTCAACCCACTGAATATAACAGACGCGGCAACAATCGTACTTGCTCATATAAAGATCATCCTTTATCTCAAAGGAATATATCTTGCACACCGGGCAAATTCGACTACTATCCTTAATAAGTAGTTGTTTTGGTACTAAAAAACCGTTTGTTTCAACCTTTTCAGAAGTATCTCTTCTTCTCAAGTCTCTCTTGTATTCTTTCTTAAGTTGCTTAAGGTATTCTTTCTCTTTTGCCTCGTCCCAATTCGCCTTGGGGTTTTGGATTGTCTCATCACCATATTTTACCTTTATGGCTTTTTCGATTGCTGCGATTTGGTTAAGATCTTTTTTCATTTGTTAAAAGCCTGCATAGAAAGTAATACCATCGAGAGAGACCCAATCTCCGGAATTGCCGTCAAATGAGACATCATTGAATGTGACGTCCCCACCTGCTAGGATATCTATCCTACAAACGCCATAATCAGTATCGTGTCTCATCGCTCCGAAGATATGAGTTTTCGCGTCGGCTGGGCAGTGAGTTGCTGGAAGCGTGAATAGGGTAGTGCCAGCCGAATTATTGCTTGATTTAAGCAACCCTTTCAAGTGAACAAACCCTAGAGCGTCCTTAATAAAAGATCCTACATCCCAAGAACTGCCATAATTTCCCCAATATTGATTGTAGTCGTAGGAGTTGCCCGTGCTATAAGCTGTTACCGCAGTCCAGTCTTCATACAGGGCAATGCCGCCTAGAGCAGCAAAGGAACCTGACGCATGGAGTTCCCCCGCAATAGAGACGTTGTCAGCCGCGTCCATTACTATGGTCGAGCCGGCGCCGGAAGACTTAATAGTATTGCCCTCCACTGTCAAGCTGGCGGCCACCGTAACATTATTTG